GAACCTTGTTCACCGATACGGACAAGGCCCGTGGTGGTGACGGCGGATTCCAAACGCTTTCATACTCCGGTGTGCCCTTGAAGGTATCCCGTGCGGTGCCTCGTGGTTGCCTTATCTTCCTCCGAAAAGACACATGGTGTATTACGGAGCTTGAGGCGGCTGGGTTTGCCGACCTCGATGGGAACGTTCTTAGTAGAGTCACGAACAATGACGCTTACGCAGGTTTCTACCGATGGTACTACAATGTGGTGTGCAAGCAGCCTAACTGCAACGTCATCCTTGTTGGAGTGTTACTCTAGGGTTATAAGGGAGGGGGAAACACCCCCTCCCTTCTTTAAAGGAATAAAACATGATTTCAGCACCTAACGTTGAGTGGATTACATGCGTCAATGGAATTCTTGGTGAAAGCATTGGAAGCAGCACCGCTCCTAGATTTTTGCAATTTGCAGACAACACCCTTTCTGACCCCGCAAACACCGCCACAGTCCCTACTCTCGGAATTGCTTTAGATTGCAAACTTGTGCGAATGAGTCTGTCGTACATGTCTGCTACAAACATGGTATTTGCCGACCCCGGCGCATTGACCTTTACGCTTGGGAAGTTGCGAGTTAGCGCGTCGGCTGTTGCCGCTAATTTTGCACCCATAGAGGGCGCACCTGAAATTGTCTGGAATAACGCATTAAACAACACACACCCAACCACATTTGTTGACCTGGACATTCCGCTAAAAGCGCAAGATCTTTTGTGCATGCGCAGTGTTCGGAGCGGAACAATGACTTCAGATGTAAATGCAGAAGTTAGTGTTACTCTTTGGTTCCGCGGAGGCACGCCCATTAACACCTTACCTCTTCCGTAATGGTTGAGGTAATGCACATAGTGACGCTTGTGCTTGTTGATGTGTTACTTATGCAGAAGATTGCGGAGCACATCAGGCTACGTCAAGACAGGAAAAAACAAAAAGCAGAGTCTTTGGCGTATCAATACCCACCCTCTGTTCTTTACGGTAAGGAGATTTAGCAATGGCTGACGGCTCTAGTGTTTTTGGCGGAGGTGGCTCTGCTGCTGCTGGTGATGTTTTTGGAGGGGCAGGCTTTGAGTCTGACCCTGTCTTAACCGGAGCATCTGACGTTGTTGCGGGGGAGGCATTTTCTTATGATGGGCCTGGGCTTGATTACGCTGGTTTAATTAAAGCCTTAATGCCAGCTATCGGCGCTCTGGCCCCAGCACAGAGCCAACAGCAGCCAGGGTATCCATCCATGGTGCCGCCTCAGTCAATGATGATGCAACCGCGTGCTATGCCAAGCGGAGCCCCAAGAGGGCAGACACAAATACAAACACCTCAAAACCCGTCAATAATGTCTCAAGCCGCCGCAAGTAAGCTGCAACAAGAGTCTAGCAGTGGCCTTGGGGGTGCGCTCGGGACGCTCGCAGGTGCTGGGCTGGGCTTTTTGGTTGGAGGACCTACGGGTGCTACCATTGGCGCATCTGCTGGTGGAAAGCTCGGAAGCTCGATTTAAATAAACAACACAGTGGGTATGCCAAATGGCTACAGAAAAAAAGTTTCCTAAAAACATGAAAGGCCGGATTCTCAATTCCGAAAACGACAAAAGGCAGTTTAGGAGATCGTGGGACCTTGCAGTGTTGTTTTTGCAAGGGCAGCAATGGCTTTCATACGACGTTAATCTTGGCAGGTATGAGCTTTCTAGGCCACGAGCCGGAGCAAACACGCATGCCACCGTTAACCTGCTCTTGAACATGTACAGGAACATCCTATCCAGGCTTACGATAAACTATCCGTCGATTGCTGTAGTTCCAGCAACCCCGGCACCTGACGATGTTACAAAGGCAAAAGCAACAGAGCTTTTCCTTGAATACCACTGGAATGCAGACGAGCTTAAAAACACGCTGTCTTTGGCATTTAGCTACTTGCTGTCAATGGGAACATGCGCTCTTCACACATACTATGACCCGGCAAAGAAAAGAGTCACAACAGATGCACACAGCGCATACGACGTGTTTTTTGAAGCGGGTGTATCGATGCCTAGCGAGTCTCAGTGGACTGCAATTAGGACGTATCACACTAACGATGAGCTTAAAAAAGCCTACCCAGACCATGCCGAAAAAATAGAAACATCAGCTACAACAAAGTTGGACGAAAAGCCAACCGGGCAAACTATTCCCGCAGACAGGGTTGAGCTATACGAGGTTTACTGGAAGGACGGAAAGCACGCTATTCTTATGGGGGATACATACCTATACAAAGAGGATGATGCTCTTGTAGACCCGTTTCCAATACAAATTATAAGGTACTCCGTTATCCCTACTAGGTTGTGGGGGATTGGACTAATAGAGCCTCTTGTTGATCTTCAATGGTACTACAATAAGGCCCGAAGCCAGGTTATTCAAAACGCAGAGCTTATGGCTAACCCGAAAATCTTAATACCTAAGACAGCCGGTGTTCCAACCAATGCTTTTACAGATCGGCCAGGAGAAAAGATTTACTACAACGCGGCAGGTGGACGACCTGAGATGCTAACGCCATCCCCATTGCCTGGTTACGTCATGGACAATATGTCTAGAATACAGGCGGAAATGGGAGACGTTGCTGGCATTCACTCTGTGACACTCGGTAGACGTGCAGTAAACGTTAGTTCTGGCGCAGCTATCGCAGAGCTTTCTGCAAAAGACCTTAGTCAGCTTGAAATTACTCAATCGTTTATTGAAAACGCTGCAAAAAATGTAGCCAAAACAGTGTGCCTTCTTGCTAAAGCCCACTACTCAGAAGGCAAATACGTTAAGATGATGGATGACTACGGCTCTGTTATTCATCAAGAAATCAAGAACGAAGACATTGTTGATAATCCTGAAATATTTATTCAAGCAGGATCGCTCTTTCGCAAAGAAGCCCACGACAGGGACGCTAAGGTCCTTGAGCTTTTTAACCTTGGCTTGATTGATAAAGAGCAAGCTATGTACGAGCTATCTTTCAGGACAAGCAACGCACAGGTTAGCGAAAAGGTGCAAGCGCTTGCTCATGCGCAGGACATACTTGACGGCGTAAAGAGAGGTATGATGGTTGAAATATACTCAACTGATGACCTCGATGCCTTTAGCAGGGTGTTTAAAGACTTTATGAGGGGCAATGAGTTTTATGCCATGCCATTAGAGCTTCAAGATTATGTAAGCGATGTGTACACATCTATTATTGCGTTTGGCAAAGGTCAGCAGGCGTATCAATCTGCTATGCAGCAGCGCAAAGTGTTTCCAAGAGAAATTTCACCAGGAGTTGGGGCGCAACAAGCGGCAACTCAAACGTCTTTACCGGAGAGCCAAATGGCAGAACAGCAAGTAGGGGCTGAGGGCGCAAGAAACGCATCAGAGGCGCTTGCTGTTGAAGACTCAGTAAGCAGGCTTGCCGCTGGAACAGAAGCAACAATGTCTCCGTTTGGAGGGCAACTCTAATGAACGTCACAGAGGTGAAGGATCTATTTAGGGCATATTGTGATGAGCCTGATGAAACGTTTTTGTCAGACGCAAACGTAATCACATACCTTCAAAGAGGGTATGACGAGTTCAGGAGAAGGGTTACAGCACTAAACCCATACTCGTTTGCCATCGATGTAGACATTACAGTTGATGGCACGTTTTATGATCTGGCAGACCCTGCAAACCCAGTAGCCATTCTTGGTGCAAGCGTTCCTGCCGGACAAAGGCGGATGATGGACCTTGTGTCTATAAGGTCTAAAAACGTTTCAGACCCATACCTTGGGTGGCAATACAAAGGTGCAGCTAGCGTTAAAGGTCTTCTGAGCGGCTGCCAATCATACACACTTCAGGGGACTAAGCTGATTTTCTCAGAAAGCACGACGGGAGAGGTTGTCCTCACCTATGTTCCAGAGTCTAACGTGAACTGGTCTACAGGCACTTTTATTGACGACATGACACAGTTCCATGACATGATTGCCCTGTTCGCTGTACAGCAGTATCAAATACGAGATGCAGCCGTAAACCAGCCGCTCATGATACAGCTTCAGCAAAGAATTAAAGACCTGGATGGCTACATTGTGGATAGAAATGTAGATGCGTCACATTATGTACAGCGCACCATGAATAGCTACGAGGACATCTAATGGCTGTAGATTCAAACGAAGTAGAGATATTAGAAACTGGCACCGACAACAGGACGCCAGCAAACTCTAGCTTTGTTTTGAACATGATGTGGAGGCGTGGGGCCTGGGAGGATAGAGACGGCTTTGGGCAAATGACCCAGCGAACCACAACGTTTGGCATGCCGTTTCAAACAAAGGCAACGGACGAATGGGGAATCATTGGCCATATGGGTTCCACAATAATGCAGACCAACTTTGGGCACTTACAGATAATATCTGTATTCAAAGCAAGGGTTAACACATCAAACGTTGCTAGCAGCGCAGCAACACCTACGGGTTTTAACAACTCGTCAGAGATTGGAATCGTTGTACATATTGACG